CTCTCGGTACTCAGCCTCGATGCGATCGAGGTAAGCCTGCTCCGCTGCGGTAAGCGGGCCCTTCTTGCTGAAGATGGCCCAGAGCTTGTCGTCCAGTTGGCGGACGGGTGTGGTTATGAGAGGGATGCTGTGCATGCTCATAGCCCCCTGATTGCGCGCTTGGCGCTCATCAGCGCATAAAGCGCCGTGAGGTTGGTGTCGAGCGAAGTGTGGCCGCTCGCCTCGTCTGGATACTTGCGGATGAAGTTGCGGCTGACGAGTACGCGATCGACCGTCTCAAGGATCTGCTGCTGAAGCACAAAGAGTGCCTTGGCCTGTGTGTGGCCGCGAACGATCTTGTAGGACCGGAAGGCCTTGTCGGTGCTGATGCAGTGTAGTTTCATGTCGGTGTCTCCTTGTGCTTGCTTGATGAAACTACCCGTAGACGTGCAAGCGTTTACTTGCAAGCCCCTTGTGCAAAATAATTCACTTTTTCTTTTCGAGCGTCTCGCGGGCCAGTTGCATGGGCTTTGGCCAACCGCCTGCGATGCGCTTCAACGCGGCGCGGAGCCGCTCGATCTCGTCGAGCAGCTCCTGACGCTCTGGGTCGGTCATGTCGTCACCTGCGGCAGCTCGTCGCCCTCAGACGTTGTGACAAGGTGCGTCTCGTCCTTGATCTTGTAGCCCACCTTCTCGAAGCCAATGAACATGGCGGCGACGGTGTACTTGCCCTCAGGCGTGTTGGCGTTGACCGTGGCGATCAGAGCGCCGGTCTCGGGGTGCACGAACTGGAGCTGGCCCGGCATCAGGACGTTGTCCCGGCATATGAGGTCAGGCTTGGTCATAGCAAGATACCCACGGTCACGAAGACCAGCAGCGCCACAGTAAACATCGCGAGCATCGTCACGAGCGTGACGGTCGGTGTTGGCGTCGTCTCATCGTCGCCGTAGATGCTTTCCGGGCGGCTGGGGTAGACGCGCTCGATCTCAGCGTCCCCGAGCCGTACCATGAGCTTCGCGTCCTCAAAGACATCGTCGCGGATCATGGCTGCGCGCTTGGGCCCCACGCCCTTCACGTCAGCCGCCAGCGTCTCCGCGTCGACGTCCATCACGTCGCCCGCCGTAACGTAGCCGGCGCGCTCGAGGTTGTCGAGCAGGCGGCTCTTCGGCATGATGTCGCCAAGAGGCTTGTTGCGCCATGCGTAGCTTAGGTTGTCGGTCATTGGTAGTGCACCTCTTTCAGTTGGTTCAGGATTGTTTCACGGGCGTGGGCAACGGCCTCTTGCCGCTTGGTGATAGACGCCTCGCGGTCTATGTCTGCAAAGTCATCGGGGTCCGCATCGGCGCGTTGGATGTCGTACAGGGCGATGACTGCGCTCTCGTGGGCCAGCAGCAGGCTGTGTATCCTCATTCGGCGCGAGAGGTCGCTGTATGTCGATGGCAACCCAAGGGCCTTGTCGCGAAAGTTCACCCACTCTCGCAGAGACGTAGGCCCGAAGTTCGAAATTCTGAGGAGTGTTTGGTCCGAAAGGGTCCTCGCCTCCCCGAAGGTGCGGTCGTAGCTGAAGTACGGAAAGTCTGGGCGCTGTCCCTGATACAGGGCGTACTTTACGCGAACGCTCAGAGGCAGGTCGCGGATTAAGGTGTCATCGGTTACGGTCATTGGTCTTGTGCTCCTTTGATTGCTTGGGCTACGGTGCCCCGTTGGTCTTCTCCAGTTGATCGGCAAGCTGGCGGAGCAGCGCGGCCAGTGACGCGGCGTCTCGACTATCCCACGCAGGTGCGGTCATGATGACATCGGCGAGTGGCGCTTTGAACTCAAGTGCGTTGTCGCCGTCGTCTTCTAAAGGTGCGACGGTGATGTAGATGTCTTTAGCTATTACGCTGACTTGTAGCGGGCTGTTCTCGGCCCACTCGCTTGCGACGCGATTGAAGGCGGCGTGCGCGTACATTGTCGTGCCGCGCAGCTCCTCCTCGGTAAGGCAGCGGTAAAGGTTAGCCCAACCTTCAGCGTCCCCGTCAGACAGGGTTGCTTTGATTTCAGTGGGTGCTTCGGCAGTCATTTCGTAGTCTCCTTACTTGCTTGACGGGGTCAGTATACACTGCAAGCAGATACTTGCAATAGCCTTCAGCAAAAAAGTTGAAATAATTTTAAAGCGATTACTTGCCAGCAAATAGGGCATCAACTAACTGCTTGCCAACGCAACATTTACCGCGTTGCAAGGTCGTGTTGTCCTGTTGCGGCAGGCGCGAAAATGCAACAAAACAACGGCGTTGCGGGGGTATATCCTCCCTGAGGATACCCCGCGACGTTGTTCTGTTGCACCGAGCCGGGTCACGTTGCGTTGCAAATGCTGCGCTGTAGATTTTTTCGATTTGACCGGAAAGTAAATCTCGAGTAGAAGATGGGCGACCCGGTTTGCGGAAACCGGATCGCCCTGACCATCGATCTAAAGAGGAGATCAAGATGACCAACTCGCACATTAGCGGTGCGCCCCTCAGCAATCAAGAAGCTCGTGCAGCTTTCGCGCAAGAAGCCTTATCTCGCTGGATCGAGGAGGGCGAGCGTTTGGTTATGCCGGATAGCGGCCAGCAGTATTATGTCATAGGGCATAGGCACTGGGTGAAGAACGCAGCTCACGGTGCCCAAGTGTTCCTGATCTTCGAGAGCCGGTGCGCTGTGTGCGAAGACCTGATCAGCTTTGAGACCACAGCCGATCTCAAGTATCTGCCGCGTACCTGCCCTGAGCATCATCACCATCCGTCGCTGAAGCCCCCTCCGCCGCCTAAGCCTCCTGCGCGCCACACCCCAGTGTTTGACGCAGTCCGCGCCGCGGTGGACGCGTATTCGGTAATTGGAGCAAACGCGCCGCGTGAGACGGTTGTCACTGCCGCGATGGAATTGCTCCCGCGTCGCGAACGCGGACGAGACTTGCGCAGGCAGGATGTGCTTCGGGCGATCAAGCGCCTCGACGAGACCGGCGCTTTAGGTTGCCGCATCGGCGGTGAGTATTTTATTTTTGAATAGGGGAGATTACGAAATGTTGAGTGAGGAAATGAAGAAAGACATCGAGACGCTGATTGAAGTCGTGACGGATGACAACTCGATCGCGAAGCTGTTGCAGCGCAAGTACAACACCAAGATCTCGGTGCTTGAAGTCCGCAGGCATCGTCTGGCCGAGACGGCGATCGCAGAACAGAAGCCCGAGACGCCAGAGGAGACCGCGATCGTCGTTGAGGAGGCTCGGGCACAGTTGCCGGTGCGGGTCGGCGCGTCGCTTGAGCAAGGGAGCAATAGTTTGCTGGCTGCGCTGTGCCGCTGGGCGTTCAAGCATGACAAGCTGCTGCCGAACCTGACGCTTCAGCAGCAGCGCGATCGTGCCCGAGCTGATGGCTATTCTGGGCCGATTGAGGGATGGGCTTGAGATTAATTGCTCGCGGTGCTATCTAGCAGGCTTAGTGGAAGCTTGAGGACGCATCGCGAGCACGCACATGACTGACGAGACAAAACCAAAGGGCCCCGGTGGCCGACCATCTCTCTACCGACCGGAGTATTGCGAACGCGTTCTCGAGTTCGGCAGAGAGGGCATGTCTGTTGTTGAGATGGCTGCCGAGATTGGCGTTGCGCGATCGACTTTGGAGGAAGCGTGGCCCGCTGCTCACGCAGAGTTTTCCGAAGCCTTCGCACGTGCGCGCGAGCTGTCGCAAGCTTGGTGGGAGCGCCAAGGACGGGTCGGCCTGACGGCTGAGCGCTTCAACGCGCAGGTCTACAGCCGCAGCATGGCTGCGCGCTTCCCCAAAGACTGGCGCGAGAGCAAGGAGCAGCGCGTCACTGGCGCTGACGGCGGCGCAGTGCAGATCGAGAGCGGCCTCACGCCTGACCAGCTCGCGTCTCTCACCGACGCAATCATCATCAAGACCGAAGGCAAGTAGTGGTCGACGCCGCGCTGCTGTCGCGAGCCAAAGGCCGGCAAGCGACTTTTCTAGGCTGGCAGGACGCGTGGCGCTTGACGGCGCGCGACATGCAGGTGCCAGAGAAGGCGGCCGCGCTTCAAGGCAAAGACCCGCAGTTCACCGAGTGCGGCTACCTTGCCGGGCGCGGCTTCGGTAAGACCCGCGTCGGCGCCGAGTGGCTGGCACGCAAAGTGTTTCTCGATCCGTCAGGGTTCGACAGCGCGGTGATCGCGCCGACCTATCAGGACGTGAAGTTCACGTGCTTCGAGGGCGAGAGCGGCCTGCTCAGCGTCATCCCGCCTGAGCTGATTAAGATATACAACAAGTCCGACATGATCATTGAGATGTACAACTGCACAGGCGAGGTCTCAACGATACGCGGCTTCACGGCTGAGAAGCCTGAGCGCTTACGCGGCCCGCAGCATACGCGCATATGGGCAGACGAGCTGGCGGCGTGGCCGTACGACGACGTGTGGGACATGGCCATGATGGGTCTGCGTCTGGGCGAGAAGCCACAGGCGCTGTGGACCACGACACCGAAGCCCAAGGATCTGGTGCGCAAGCTTACTGCGCCAAAGGCCGGCCGGCTTATCGTGACCGGCTCGACGTACGACAACAAGACGAACCTGCCTGACAGCTTCTTCGATCAGCTTCAGCAGTACGAGGGCACGACGCTCGGCCGGCAAGAGCTATACGGCGAGCTGATCGATCCCGAAGAGAGCGGCATCGTGAAGCGCTCGCAGTTCCGGCTGTGGGCGCACGACAAGCCGCTGCCGCGCTTCGACCTAGTCATCCTGTCGCTCGACACGGCGTTCACCGAGAAGACGCTCGACAAGCGCAGCGGCGACCCTGACCCGACGGCCTGCACGGTCTGGGGCGTGTTCCATCACGAGAAGCGCAACAACATCATGCTGCTCGACTGTTGGGAAGAGCACCTCGGCATGCCCGACCTGATACGGCGCGTGAAGAAAGAGATGAACATCGCATACGGCGATGACGACGACAACGCGCTGATCAAGCCGATGTTCGGCAGCTCGAAGCCGATGACGTCTGGGCGCAAGCCCGACATCCTGCTGATCGAAGACAAGGGCAGCGGCATCAGCCTGCGCCAGATGCTGGAGCGCGAGGGGCTCGAGGCCTACGCCTACAACCCCGGACGAGCTGACAAGCTGACGCGTCTGCACATCGTGTCGCCGATCTTCGCACGCAAGATGGTCTGGCTGCCTGAGAGCGCGTCGCACCCCGGCCGGCCGCGCAACTGGATCGACCCGCTGCTGCACCAACTGTGCTCCTTCACGGGGCCCGGAAGCATTAAGCACGATGACTTTGTAGACAGCTCGACACAGGCGCTCAGGCTATGCATGGACAAGCGACTGCTTGATGCTGTACAAGCACGTAAAGACGAGATGGTTGCGCCACCACGCAAACCAGTAACTAACCCCTACGCCGCATAAAGGACGAGGCCATGGACGAAGACGAGAACATCCTTACCGGCGAGATAATCGAGCTGCCCGAAGACGAAGAGGATGATAGCGTCATCGACACCGAGGACGGCGGCGCGATCGTAC